TCACGGCAACAACCCGGTGCTGACATGGATGGCGGATAACCTGATCGCCGTGACGGACCCGGCCGGGAATATCAAGCCAGACAAGAGCAAGAGCAAGGAAAAGATCGATGGGATGGTGGCGCTGATCATGGGGCTGGACCGGGGGCTAAGGAACCAGGGCGAGGCGGGGAGTGTGTATGACGAGCGCGGAGTGGTGATGATTTGAGTAATTTGCGTATTGTAATATTAGATTATTTGTGCTAATATAAAAGCGCAACCGCCAGCGATGGCGGACAACTGAGCCTTTGGACTATATACGGGGCTCATTCAGCACCACGGGTTCGACGGAGTACCGCCCGCCAGATTGGATCAGCAATGATCCGCTCTGGCGGGCGTTTTGTGTTTAAGCCGGAGTCTCATGACCCTGCCAGATCAAACCACAATCGAAACACCCCAGATCAGCCCACGAAAAAATATTATCGTTTCCATCGAAACGACCGACGTCATGTTTGGCGTGGGTTTGCTGTTCCTGTTCGTGGGATTGAGCCTGGCGCTGGGTGTGGGTTGGGCATTTGCGGTGGTGGGGGCGATCCTAACCGGGGTTTCGCTGTGGATGATCGCGCCGCTGCCGGCAGTGAAGGAGCAGGACTGATGCTGCGAGGACTGGCCGAACGGCGCATCGAGATGAACACAACCCAGGCTGCGCCGACAACGGAGCGGCGCTGGAACCTGCAGGGGGCTGGCGGGGCGGGGAATGCCTACACCGGGGCGAACGTTTCGCTGGAAACGGCCATGGGTGTGCCGGCGGTGATGGCGGCGATCTCGGTGCTGACGGAAGACTGCGGTAGCCTGCCGTGGTTTTTGTACCACCGGCTGCCGCGCGGGCGGGAGCTGGCCATCAAGCACGCTGTCTTTACGGTTTTGCACGACCGGCCGAACCCGGAAATGACCTCGATGGAGTACCGGGAGATCGGCGTGGGGCACGTGGTCGGGCAGGGCAACAGTTACAGCCAGATCATCCGGACCAAAGGCGGCGATGTAGCCGAACTCTGGCCGCTGCGGCCGGACCGCATGCAGGTGGCGCGTGACAACACCACAAAGGGGAAGCCGAAACGGTACCTGTACACGATGCCGGATGGCAGCCAGCAGCCCTTCCTGCAGCAGGAGATCCTGCACGTGCCTGGGTTCGGATACGACGGGCTGATCGGTTACTCGAAGATCACGATGGCACGCCAGGCGATCGCCATTTTGATGGCGGCAGAGCAGTTCACCGGTACGTTCTTTGCGAACGATGCCAGGCCGGGGGTGGCGCTGGAATATCCCAAGAAACTATCGGACAAGGCGCTCGAAAACATCATCAGCACATGGAATTTATCGTACCAGGGCGCGGGGAAGCGCAGCAAGGTGGCGGTTTTGGAGGAGGGGGTCAAGATCACGGAGATCGGGCTGCCGAACTCGGACGCTGAATTCATCAACACGAAGAACTTCGGGCTGGAAGAAGTTTGCCGGATCTTCCGGATTCCGCCGCACAAGTTGCAGCACCTGGTGCGGGCTACCTTAAACAACATCGAGCAGATGGGGATCGAGTACGTAACGGACTGCCTGCGGCCATTGCTGGTGAAGTGGGAGCAGCGGGTGAACATGACGCTGCTGACGAAGGCTGAGCAGGCGGAGTATTACAACGAGATCCTGGTGGAAGGGCTGATGCGGGGCGACTCGGCCAGCCGGTACGCATCGTATGCGATCGGGCGGCAGTGGGGCTGGCTGAGCCAGAACGACGTGCGGGAAAAAGAGAACATGAACCCGGTGCCGGGCGGCGATACGTTCATGGTGCCGTTGAACATGGTGCAGATCGGAGATACAACGGCGCAAGGGGAGCCGATGGACAGTACCCAGGGGAATCGTTCGGGGAAGCTGCCGATCGATCAATTCAGCGACGAGCTGCGGATGAAGCGGGCCAAGAGCTCGGTGGCCATGCGACGCCGACTGATGAACACACAGAAGCCGGTCATCCAGGATGTGGCGGCGAGGTGCATCAGGCGCGAGATCCACGACGTGAAAGAGGCGGCGGCAAGGTTCTTAAAGCAGGTCCCTTCGAATGCGTCGGCACGGGACGCGGGGCAGATGGACGCCTGGCTGACGAACTTCTACCAGGGTCACCAGGAATTTGTCCGCAAACAGTTTGCGCCGGTGATGACCGGGTATGGCCAGCTGGTGGCGGGGGCAGCCGGCGACGAAGTATCAGCTGAGGGCTGGACGCCCGAGGTGGAGCAGTTCGTGCGGGCGTACTTGAACAGTTACGCCGTGCGGCATTGCGGCATTTCGGAAGCCGAGATCCGCAAGATGATCGAGAAGGTCCTGACGGAAGCGGCAGCCAGCGGCGAAGATCCGCTGGAGGCGCTGAACGGGGAGCTGTCGGACTGGGAAGATGTGCGATCGGGCGAGATCGCCGGGCGGGAGAGCGTGCGGGAGAACAATGCCGTGGCCAAGGCAGTCTTTATGGGCGCCGGCTTCACGGAGTTGGTCTGGATCGCCAATGCCAAAGCCTGCGACTACTGCGCCAATTTGAGCGGGGACGTGGTCTCGGTCACCGAGAATTTCCTGAACGCTGGACAGGATTATCAGCCGGATGGTACGAGCAGCCCCTTAAACCCTTCCGGAAACATCGGACATCCACCTGCACACGATGGCTGTGAGTGCATGGTAGCAGCGTGGCGCTAAAAGGAGTTGAGAGATGAGTGCAATCCCGGTACATCACACGGCAACGGTCGACACTGCCTGGAGCGGTGGCGAGAATACGAAGAGTTTGAAAACTGACGGCGATGAAGCCTATTACCGCGGCGAGTTCGCCTGGCAGGACCCGGAAGGCGACCCGAAGACCAAGGCCGCTTACAAGTTCCCACACCACATGGTGAATTCGGACGGCAAGATCGGGGCGGCCAACGTCAAGGCCTGCCAGTCAATCATCAGCGTGCTGAACGGCGGGATGGGCGGTGCGGATATCCCGGAGAAGGACCGCCAGGGAGTCTATAACCACGCAGCTGCGCACTTGAAGGACGCCGGCGAGACACCGGCCGAGCTGAAGAGTGCCGTGCCGGACGTGGAGCGGCGGTCGGTTAGCTTCGAGATGCGGGCTGCCATGGTGGACGACAAGCCGGTGATCAACGGCGTGGCGGCGGTCTACAACCAGGAGACCACCATCGGGAACTACTTCCGGGAAGTGGTGCAACCGGGCGCCTTCGCACGGGTGCTCTCCGAGAATCCGGACGTGATCGCAGCCAATAACCACGATTGGGCGCAGGTGCTGGGGCGCACAACCAATGGAACCCTGCACCTGAGCGACCAGCCGGACGGGCTGCACTACAGCATCGACATCAACCCGGCCGACCCGGAGGCGATGAGCCTGTATGCCAAGGTGCAGCGCAAAGATATCAGCCAGAGCAGCTTCGCCTTCACGGTCCGCAAGGATCAGTGGGAGCAGCCGGCCGACAAGAATCTTCTACCGCTGCGGACAGTCCAGGAATACGACCAGCTGATCGATGTGAGCCCGGTGACATTCCCGGCGTATCCCACAACGAGTGCGGCGGTGCGGTCGAAATTGAGCGAGTTTCAGATCCAGCCATCCGAGAGCCAGGCGGCTCAGGATGAGATCGCAGCCAGGGACCAGGTGCAGGCGCACATGGCCATGCGGCGGCGAATGCTGGACCTGTTGGAAATATCGTAATTCGGTATTCGGTAATCGAAATTCGTAATTCGTAAAGGAGAAACCATGAGTAAGACATCGATTGAATGGCGCCAGGAACGGGCAGCGAAGATCGCCGAGGCGCGCAAGCTGGTGGACCTGGCCGACGGGGAGAATCGTGACTTCACCCCGGAAGAACGCACGGCGTACGACGCCCTGATGGGCGAAACCGGCGTGATCGGCAAGTTGACCACGACCATCCAGGAGCGCGAAGACCTGGAAGCACTGGAGCTGGAGAACACCCAGCCGACGCGTGAAGCGATCAAGCCGGAAGGCAAGAACGCCGACAAAACCAAAGTCATGAAGCGCGCCGAGTTCGACGCGTTGGAACCCGAAGACCGGATGAAGTTCTCGAAAGCCGGCGGGGTTCTGGAGGACTGACCTCATCCCCTGACCCTCCCCCGCCTTCGGCGTGGAGAGGGGCGAAGTACGGGAAAAGGGAAAGTTTAAGGAGAATTTGAGATGGCAAATACACTTACCGGGCTGATGCCCACCATGTACGAAGCGCTGGACGTGGTCAGCCGCGAGCTGACCGGGTTCATTCCGGCTGTCAACCGCAATTCCACCGCCGACCGCGCGGCAGTCGGCGAAACCGTGGCGTGGCCGGTGGTACCGCCCCTGGCGGCCAGCGACTTCACGCCGGCAGCCTACGGCCCGAGCCCATCGGACATAACCATCGCCGCTCCGACGCTGACCCTGAGCAAGAGCAAGAACGTGCCGGTCTACCTGACCGGTGAAGATATC